CGGTGTTAAATGTTGCCATAGCGGTAGGCCGCTTACCTGATTAGGCGGTGGTGATTGCTTGTAGGCAAACTGGAATTGCAGCAAAAGTTGCAATGTAACCGTATGCGGTCATTTCGCGGCCCAACAAAGTTGGATTTTCCAGCGACATGATGCCTCTGAAATCCTCATAGTAAATAAAGCCTGATGTTGCACTGCCGTTTTGCCCGGCGGTTGGTGTGTGAGCCACAATCATTGTGCCAGATGCAAAGTTGTTATCAACAACAACTTCGAGCCCAAGTGGGTTGATGCTGTTGTAGTTAAGACCAGTTGTACCGCCAAGACCGTTTTGGCTGATGTTGCCGTTAGCACCAACGTAACCAAAGATTGGTCGCAATGACACGTCAAGCTGACGGCCTAATTTTTCCCACACGTTCGGTGCACAATAGATGTGAGTTGGGAAATAGTTGGTGTCCTCAGCCATTTCGCGCGCTGCGTCATACAGTGCGTTAACCAACGATGTTGGATCGTCTTGGTCAAATGTCCATGTTGAGCCAGATGCGGTTGCAGCTGAAACGAGTGCATCGGCTGCAACGTCATCAGACTTGATCATCCATTCGCCCATCAAGTCATTGATGATCGTTTGCATTGCTGGAATTGCGGTCATGTCAATGTCTTGTTGCGAGATAAACACGCCACCAGCCAACGTGGATTTTGTAACCGTGTTGGCGCTCAACGTCATTTTTGTTGAGTCAACTTGGCTACCTTCAGTTTGCACGGCAGTAGTTGTGTGTTGTGTGATCTTTGTTTTTGTAAACGTCTTAGAACTACCCGGCATTGCGGTAACGCCAAGTGCGTTTACAACTGGTCGCACAAAGTTCAGGTCTTGGATGACAGGACCGAGCAGCCTTTGCTCCAGCAAACCAGCGGTGTCAGTGGTCAAATCTTGTGCCAAAGCAAAATTGTATGCCGATGTTTTGTCGAGCAAGTTTTCCTTAAATGCACGGTTGACGCGCACCCATGTGTCTCCACCTTGATGCATGCTCGCCAAATACTCGGCGGCTGATGGCATCGCAAACATCTTTTTTGGCTGTGCAAAAATTGGTGCGGATGCGGTAATTACCTCTGGCACTGCGACTGCTTCGCTCATGGGTTCTGTCTCCTGTGTAGGTTCTGTTTCTATAATACTTATTTCTGGCTCGTCTTGTGGGATACTCGCCGCAATCTCTGTGATGGTTGCACCGGCAAACGCTGGCACTGGCACTAAAGACAGCTCTAACCATTCAGCCTCAAGCACGGTAATTGTGCCGTCTTTTGCTGTTGTAAAGTCAATCGGGTTTACGCCCACACTTACTGAGTCCAAAACGCCATCCTGAGCCAAGATTAAAGCCTCATCGCCAGCCTGTGTTTTGCTGATCTTGGCCGTAAACATCATGCCCTCTGGTGTGTCCACGCGCTCGCTGACAATGCCAATGGCATTAGTCGAGTCATGGTTCATGTAGAGGCGCGGCGCTTTTCCGTCAACTGGCAGGCTGCCTTGTGCAAAGATCACTTTTGTGCCATCGGCAACGGTTGCGGCAACACCGTAGGGTACGGCCACACCGCTAATTTCACGGCGGCCTGTCTCGCCGGCGGCAGCGTCAATGGTTACATCTGATGCAATAAGTCTGATCATGTTGGTGACTCTACTCTTTCGTTGTTGTCTACTTGTGGCATTTCGTGGTAATCGCCCATTAGATAATTCATGGTGTCAAACTCAATGTAAGTTCCGTTTGGCAATACGTTGTTTTGGCTAAGTGTTGAGGTGATGCAATCGGCGTAAGATCGAGCGCCAAATGTCCAAAGATCGGCCCTAGCGCCCTCGTTGCTGGTGTAGGCATATGAGCCTTGATCAAAGCCGACAAGGTATAACGGCACGTTACAAATACGGGCCATTTCTTTGCCCTGAAACTCTGCCGAGTCAATAAGCAACATTTTGTCTGGGCTAGTTGCCGTTTCGGTGTAGGTCAAATACTCGTTGAGGCAAGCCGTCTGGTTTGTTGATCTTGCAGAATTAAACGCGCTAGCCAAATCTGCCAACTCAGAGCCTGATAAAGGCTCACCGCCAGTTTGTTTAAGTACGCCAGCAGGTATTGCAGACGATGCGTTGCGGTAACGTGCAGCCTCAAGTTTTAGCGCGGTAGCAACCGCTTGCGTTGACATTGAGGTAATGCCCTGAATAGGCGAAAGAAATTGCACTAGATCGTTAGGGTCTAACGTGTTGCCATTAAATTGCACTTCTTTAGACGGCGCAAACCACACTGGCCCGGCTTGATCAAGTGTCAAAACCATTGACGCTGGCAAACGTGTAAACGCTGCTGGAAAACCATCGGCAGTGCGTGACGTGATGTACCAAAATGCGCGCCCGTAGAAAAACAGATCGTCAAATGTCCATGACAAAATGAAGTTGTTTGGCACTGACGGGTCAATACGCCGTAGCCATGAGCGCGGTGCTAATGGCATTTTTTCCATTGTGTCACCGTTCCACATTTCGTTATACATCTGTAACGGCATACATCCGATGACCGATGCGATCAGGTCGCGTGCTCGACTAACAGTAGGCACACTCATTGCAGCGTTGCGTGCATCGCCCTCAAAATAGTTGTAATAAGCGCCGATCATTGCGCGCCCTGTGCCAGTCTCAAACCCACCGCCAGCAGCAGCGGCCTTGCTTACTGGTGGGCTAATAGCAGCCTTAGTTACTTTGTTAAAAAATGCCATGCTATGAGTGTGCCACAGTTAGGGCAATTTGTGGTGGCATCAGCCCGGTATGCGATGCGGTATCCCGACGATAAGCAAGCCATCGAGCCGATGCCAATCTGATGTTAGCCGTTAGAAACCACAAGCATAGGTTTGCCAGATGATGTGGGTCGGCTGGTTAAAGCAGCGGCCCAAACCATGCAGCGTGCTAACTCGATCGGGCCGGGCGAGCGTTGGCTAGATAGCGCGATGCTGTTTTGTGATCTGACTGCTACAGCGCGGCTGACGTGTTCGGCAAGTTGGTTGCTGCCGTCATGCCACAACAACTTTTCGTTGATCATGTTTTTGACTGACGGCGTAAACTTTAATATTTCGCCGTAGCCCACAACTACACGGCGGCGCTCTAAAGACAACGGCCAGTGATTATCTACCGTTGGTGTGATCGCAAACTTGACCAGTGGGTTAGCACATAGGCGCTCAACGTGGCTCAACATTTCGCTAAACGTGTCGGCGACAAACTCGACTGTTGCCACTGTGCGCCGATCAGGTAAAGCCACGCAACGCACCGCAAAATACCGTGTGTCATCAAGGCTGGTTTCTATGGCTACCGTGCCGCCCTCTGGTATCTCGCCGTCATACTGCAGGGCAGGCCATTGACCCGGCTGGATCCATGACTTATCTGACGCAACCCACAGATTGCAACTGGCGCGTAGAAACGCTGCTCGATCAGGGTTCTCAGACTCAGCCAGCAATGTCTCAGGCGTAAGCGTTATGCCCAATGCAGGGTTGCCATAGACCCATGCCTCAGGGGTCATTGGGTTTATGTCTGGTGGCGGAGACCATTCAGCAAAATAAAACGAGGCGTTTTTGCCTGTGTCAATAGCGCGCAAGCCTTGCTCACGCCAACGCAACATTGCCGTACTTGCCTCAGTGCCAGCCGTTGACCACATAGACAACAACGGTGAAACCTGTGCGCGTTGCGCCGGCAACAGACCGCCGTCTATGACCTCACGCGAAATATCCCACATTTCATCAGCCACCACCAGTGACGGTGACGTGCCGTGACCCACAGAATTGTTTGCGGCGCGCACAAGCCAAGTTGACCCATCCGGCATCGTAACCCTGTTACGCCCATAAGATTTCATAAGCGTGGCATTAAACCGCTGTTCTAAAATAGGTGACAACTCATCAAACAGCATCACCGCAAGATCGAGGCGGTGAGCTGTAGATAGCACCGTCTGTTTTTTGCCACGCACTTTAGGCATCTCTGTGAGCCACCAGCCAACGAGCGCCATCAGAGCAGTCGTTTTTCCGCACTGTCTAGCCGTGCTAACCAAACTAACTCTGTTAACTAACTCAAAGTTTTTGTCATAGAGCAGCTGACCGTCAAGCGCAGTGAACTGCCAATCCATAAGTTGCACGTTCATGTGCTCGCTGGCCCATTCCCTAACTTGCGGCGCAAATGATCCCACGTGCTCTGGCCTCGATGTTTCTAATCTTGGCTGTGCATGGCCGATCTGCGCCAGTTCTGGCTGGTTAGGGCCAGTTGGGATAAGCAAGAC